ACCACTGGTGTCACCAGTTACATCACCGATAACGTTACCTGTGTGAAGACCAAAAGTATCACCTGTTACATCACCTGTAACATTTCCTGTATGAAGACCGTTAGTGTTACCAGTGACATCACCTGTTACATTACCAATAAATTCTGCAGGAACCCCGTTGCTACCAGAGGTGAAAATTAAAGTATCGTCAACATTAAAAATGTCACCAGTAAGGTCACCGGTTACATTACCGGTTACGTCACCATAAAATGTAGCATCGGTTCCATTGGTACCGTTATCAAGAATTACAGAAATATTATTTGATGCTAGAATATAACCACTCACGTTACCAGTATGGAGACCGTTAGTGTCACCAGTTACATCACCGATAACGTTACCTGTGTGAAGACCAAAAGTATCACCTGTAACATCACCTGTAACATCACCTGTATGAAAACCAAAAGTGTCACCTGTTACATCACCTGTTACATCACCTGTAACATTTCCTGTTAAAGCGCCGATAAAGAATGCATCCGTACCATCGGTACCATTGTTTATAACTAACTGACCACCATCGGATAGTATATTTCCTGTAAGATCACCGGTCACATCACCAATAATGTTTCCGGTAACGTTACCGGTCAAATCGCCGGTAACGTTACCTGTAAATATGGCAGGAATCAAATCATCACCAGAATCAAGGATCACAGTCAGGTCAGTATTTAAAATACTACCAGTAACATCACCTGTGACATTACCTATCAAATCGCCGGTTACACTACCTGTAACATTACCTATGAATTCAGCAGGAGTAAGATCATCACCAACAGTAAGAATTATTGTATCGTTTCCGTTACGAATATTACCTTTAAGATCACCGTTATATATTGCAGCGTAGATGTTATTCCATACCACCCCACTAGAACCAAGGTCATACATATCAGTCTCATCGGGAATGAGATCGGATTTTACGGTTCCTGTTACAATAAGGACATTACCTTCTATAGTACCAGTTACTGTTGCATTAACAAATCCATCAATGTCACCAGTGCCATCACCTGAAATGTTCACAACAGAAAATATATCACCACCGATATTAATATCAGATCCTACAAGGGTCATATCACCACTAAAAGATGATGTTCCTTGAACTCCGAGATTACCGCCAATGTTAGCATCCAAAAATATAGTAGCGCCCCCTTCTGTTGAGAAGGAAGCAGTGTTATCATTAAAACCTGATGTATTTCCTGTTTCTATGATATGTACAGGACTTCCATCCCATCCAGGTCCACCACCATCAATGCTTTCTAATTTTGTGTTAAGTTCATATAGAACCTCATCTAATCTATTACCCAAAAATATATTATTAGAATCGACAACACTTATGTTATCTTCTGTTAGGATATTAACCCAACCATCATCTGTTGTGTTTCTTACGTAAAACTTATATAATGTATCAGCCATATTAGTGTCTCCAATAACTTAATTTCATCTATAAGTTATTTATAAAAAAAATAACACTCATCGTGGTTTCTCATTTATTGTTTAATGATTGACTTTTTCAACAAGTTTTAAAAATATACATATAGTGTATAAATACTCTTTTGACATAAAAAAAAGGATACCATCAGGCATCCCTATAATTGTTCATTTTTTTGTAAATTTTCTATTTAAAAATTTTATCTAACAATAACATATCCTTGGCACTGAGCGAGACATCACCGAAAACATCAATATCAATTGGATCAAATTCAATATCAACTTCTTGAGAAAGAAGTTCATTGAACTCTTCTACAAAAATTGACATTTTATCTTTAGGTACTTGTATATTACCGTCCTCACCCGTATCGCCTAGTTTTTGAACTAGGTTAACACGAAATTCTTCGATTTCTCCGAGTTCTTTATCAAAAGACTTAATGAGACGATTTAGTTTCCACGCCGCTTTAATGGGTATCTGCTTTTCGATTAACACCGTAAGAGGATCTTTCATTCCTCGGATTTCACCTAACGCAAACTTCATATTACAAACCTCCACAAATTATTTAATTTAATCATATGATAGCAATTTTTACCATATATGTAAACTTTATTAGAGAAATTTCTTTCTCATTTTGTCATTTTTCTTTTTCTTTTCATTATTATTATCGTCGTCACATTCCTCTTTAACTGGAGTGCTAATATCTTCTTCTGTAAATATACTGGTAATCTTAAGTTTGACCTTTTCGGAAGGAGCCTCTTCGATTTTATCCTCTTCCACTACCGGGTCTTCAAGTTTAACCATAACCGAATTCTTAACCCTGATCTGCTCGCCCCATGGCTGCATAAAAAATCCTCTGTCACCCTCTGTGATAGCAGAAACTTCGAGTTTGGCATTATAGGTACCATCCTCAATATCTCTAATAACTGTATCCAAAGGCGGGATGATGAAGTTTACGCTATCACCACCTCTCTCTGCAGGGAAGGCATATTCTACTCCATTTGATTCAATAACAAACTTGAATCTAAGGAATGATTGATCAATACCTTCAACGAGAACAGGCATGGACAATTTCTTTGTCTTCCTCTTTTCAAACGTTAACATTATATTCCTCCATTCAATGACAGGTCAATTACCTGTAATACCGTTACATTCATATGTTCATACTCATCCATTACGATGACTTTCTTAATCCTTACTTTAGGGAGTGGTTGTTTTATTGGTATAACTGCACCACCGCCACCTCCACTACCGCCACCTCCACTACCGCCACCTCCACTACCGCCGTTACCGGGGACAGGGATTTCGATAGTAATGGGTTTACAGCCCCTTCTATTCATCCACATTGGATATACGCCCATTAATAAATCCCCTTAATACGGTTTAGTGTAAGTGACTTCTCTGTTGTCAGCATCCTCACCTGTTACTTTAATAGTGTATAATAGAGTTATACCGTCATCATCATAAACATTAATCATATCAACTTGTGATACACCAGAACCAATCCTTGATATCTCAACATTGTTGGTTGCCATCTGTCTGGATCGTTTTGATTCTTCATGTGTTAAATATTGTTGTTCACCAATACTTCCAACGCCCCTGTGATTAGTTGCGCTCTCATCCCAAACACCATTAACAATTTGCTGCGTTGTGGGGATGTTGGACATTTGTTGTCCCATCGTGCCATTGGACGTATGTGATATTTTCATCGCATTCCAAACAGCAGAAGCAACCTGATTGTAATCTATTACTATACCACTAACATCAGGTGATATGGTATTCACTATACTGGAAACCTTTGATGTGATACTCCTACCTCCATATGGATCAACACCGTATGGATCTTTTGCCTCGTTATTAGAATCATATGCATATAGGTTTCCTATGACATTAACCGTAGTTCTTGAATCTCTTTGTCTAATAGTCCAATCGTTGATCAAGAGATAGGAATCACCTAATCGTTCTGTTGCAGAAATGGGTCTACCGCCCTCTGTTTCAAATGCTTGTGGGTACTTGGTATGATCGTATAAAGAAATCCACTCTTTCCAATCAGAATAAAGATGTTCTTTAACAAAGATCTCAGAAATTCCTTCAAGTATCCAAATAGTTTTTGTGGGACCATCAAACATGACTCTATGGTCATCAACTTCACCATCAAAGTATTTCCAGTAATCCCATTGGTTACCCCAAGCAATACTCTGTAACATTAGGCTCTAATTTCCAACCACGAAATAGCAAATACCAGCTGTGCTGTATCCGCATCATTAAATGTTTTAACTCGTATAGCCCAATTGTCCGGCTCGTCGTCTAACTCTGCCTTTCTATACATCAATTCTGTATTACGTTCAAAGTGTTCTCTAAGATCAAGTTGAACATAACCATCTTTCATCAATGTAGTATACATGGTATTTGCCTGAGAGGTCATACCAAACACACCAGTTGAAGGTTTAGCAGCATCAAGCATGTTCCCTGAATAAGCATCCGTACCGCTACCATCAAACTGCCAATTATCAAATGTTATAGATCCCGTTACCGTTGCCGGAATATAAACCGCATATTTTCCACTATAAGTATTAAATGTTAAATTAACACAATTAGTTGCCGTTGATGTAGAATCTATATATAACGATCCCGTGACAGTCTCAATACTGGCAGAAATTGTATTATTCTCAAAAGTACTTGAATATGGATATACTGCATTACAACCAATAAAATTATTGCTTGTTACAGTATCATCAGAGGAAAACTCAGGCAATCGACAATTAATGAAACTGTTACCAGTTAGTGATATAGGTACACCAGTGTCCGTACCATTAAAATCAAAAGGATTTCCTGATGCTTTTATAACACATTGGTTAAATGATGCATCGGTTACACCGGTTCCCTCAACCACGATTATATTGAATTTACCATCGGCCATAGGCGATCCGTCATATATGATAACTTCATCACTATCAGCGTAATCCGTATTGTTTGCACCAGTGGCATCACCTATACCATAAGAACCTGCGAGGAAATAAACAGAGTTAACCTTTCTTATTACACCATATGCTGTTGTGGTTGTATTCTGTGCCTGATATACCTCTTCTATACCATACGGGCTTACACCTCCAACATCACCATATGTAATCAAACTATCCAACCTATGCAAATGATCTATATATGTAGTGGGAATATTCTTTGAAGCGGCTGTTGTCGTGATATCCAAACCGATCCCGGTGATGGATGTCATGGTAGGTTTTGTTCCGCTGGTTTGTGTTGTGTCAGTGTCAACAGCAATCATATACCAACCACCGGGGTACGTGTCCCCTCCTAATACATTCCAGTACGCTGTGTTTACACCATTGGTTATATAAAATCTAATACCACCTAATGCTTGAGAAGCAAATTGTTGAGACGACAAGAACCACAATCGTATAATAGGAGATCCTACTGTTAAATTAACGGAGGTCGTTGGTGAAAAATTCAGCTGATAGTTTGAGATAGTTCTTATTGTATAAGCGATACACGCGGGTGTACCACCACCACCATCAAATTTATAAAAATCTGTTTCAATGGTTCTGGCATTACCGCCAGTCCACGTCCCACCACTGGTTAATGAATCACAGTTACTTAATAGTGAATAATTACTGGTATTTACTGTTACCGCCATAACCTATAATTCCCTTTCATGAACCAGTTCATCTACACAATCTTCCAAACCATTCAAAGCATTCAAAGCATCAAAATATCTACTGCGGTGATAAATGACGCCACCAAGGATATCTGCCGCAATTCGTAACAAAGTGGCATCCTCGTCCTTCCAAATACGTGTTCCGTTCTGATAGTCAAATCCAATAAAACCCCACCAGCTACCATCAACAAAAACAGGGACAGCGCAAACCAAGACCTCATCCGAGCATTTACATGCATGTTTATTGGGACACAAATCACAATCTATAATACTCCCCTCAACAGACAAACCATGTTCCATTTTAGAACGCCATTCCGGTAATAAATCATAATTAATACAATCAGTTAAATCACCAGAATCACAATAATCCCTTTGTTTGTTATGAAAAACACTCTGTCGGATTGAACAGATACAATCACCCCTTATTTCATTTTTAAAAATATATACCCTGCTAGCACCTATTGCTCTACCGAGATCACCAAGGATCAAATTAACAGCAGAACTCCAATTCCTATGATTAACTAATATTTTACTCATTTCTGATATAGCGTGGTATATAGTAGATCGTCTCTCTAATGTGGTTTTAATCTTCTCCACAGAGGTTATATCTCTTGATACACGAACGACACCAAGTATCTCTTTACCCATTGTTGTGTTAATATATATAGGATTAACCGTGACAGCCACTATTTTACCTCGAATCGGAATAGTTGCTTCTTGATGAACTCCGGTTTCAAAGCATCTTTCTACAGGACATACGTCACTTGGTATACCCGAAATGCTTCTAAAATCAGACCATCTCATACCCAGATATTCTATATGACCAACCTCTCTTTCCATGCAATCATGGAAAGAATTGTTAGCCTTTGTTATACACATATCCCTGTCAATTAATACTATGTTATCGATGATTGAATCAAAAGTCCGATCCCATTCGAGGCGAGTTTTTTCGAGTTCCTCGTCTTTTTTTACCAACTGTAATCTCAACTCTTCAAGGTCATCAAGATCTTTTTTGATATCTGGCATAGGAGTTTCCTGATGTTCCTTTTCTATCATTGATTTAACCTTTCTTTCGCCGATACGTCTCGATAAATTATCAATCCACCCCATTAGCTAATATCCCCCTTTATATTCAAAATATTTAGTGAGCTAGGGGATATCATACCGACTGGCTGCTCTGTCTGTGATGGATGTTTGTAGGTTTCAGGGGGGCTACTATGTCTAGCGGTAGTTAACTGGTATACAATAAAACCCCCCATAATAGTAGTCACCAAAGATGCTATAATACCTGCAACCGTACCTACAACACCAGCTTTAACCTTTAGCGTAGTTGTTTCAACTAAAAATTCTTCTCTGTGTTTTGTAGTACGACCCTCTAACAATTCTACTTTCTTCTCTAATTTTTCAAGGGACTCTTTTACCTGCATTGACCATTGCTTCCAGCCTTCGGAATGAATGGGCGTTTTGTCATCTGACATAACTACCTCTCTCTTATTTTTCTAGGTGGTTCGCCCAGATCAAACAGCCATGCGCAACCGCCGCCAACCTATTTTTAGCCGGGATAACTTCTGTTACCTTGAACGGCAAGTTAACGTTTTTAAGCTCTTCTTGAAATAAATCAATAAACCCCTCTGGAATACTCGTTCCACCTGAAATAACAATCGGAATTGGATCAATAACATTAATATCACTTGTTGTAGTAAATGCTCTGAGTACCTCTTTTAGGGTATTCTTAATCACGTATCTATAAGTAAAAATCAACGCTCTAATTTCAGGAGAGGCAGAAAATTCATCAGCTGTCAAAACTAATTCCTTCTCTTTAATATGATTTATTACAGAAGTGGAAATTCCACACGCTTTTGCTGATTCTGTATCAATAAAATCACCTGATTTTCCTATGCTGAATTCAAACAACAACATAGATTTATACACAAAACACACATTTACTAAACCTGCGCCGAAAGAAAACCCTAATCCAGTAACATCATCAGTACTTTCCATCTCAGAAAGAATTACAGCATACGCTTCGTTTAAAGGTACCGCATTAAGTCCAAAGGTTTTTGCCAATGACTGTATAGACATAGAGTGATAATCAACGTTAAATCCTTCATCACCAATCTTTTGTGCAGGCACAGAAAAAACTATTGTCTCTCCTTCTCGATTTATGAATGGTTGTACACAATATCTGAACATTTCTTTTAAAATAGGTGCAGCATTCCTTTCTTTAGGGTTAATTACACCTTCACTCAAAGGACGAGAGGCAGAAGTATTTCTAATCTTGGCAAGAGTTAACGCATCCTCACCAATAACATGAACACTACCACCTATTTCTATATATTTCATACTACCCTTATCAAACATTGAACGATTAAATGTATCTTTATCTAAAGTATAAAATGCGTCCCTGAGAGGTGCGAATTTTACTTTTGCTCCATCATAACCCGCGCCAACAAGAAACCCTGTACCAACATCTAATCCAATACCCGGCTTGTTTTTCTTAGCCTTAGTTTCACTTTTCACAACGGTTCTTTTTTCGGTAACAGTTTGTGTATCACTCATTTCTATTTTCTCCTTATCCTGAAATATCATATTGTCGATATCATACATATTTACACCTTAGAAATTGCTCTTATATCTTATTCAATCTTTGATATACCTGTTTCTTTAATAGATCGTTAAATTCTTTCTCCATTTTACTATCAGAAAGGGACATATTAACTACAGTATAAACACCAAAATTTGATGGTATTTCTGACACCTTCATTTTATATTTGTTCGCAATATAACGTGATACAGTCTTAGATGCTTTAATAACAACTTCTCTTATGGCTTTTATTTCCTCATCAGTGAAACCTTCACTATCTAACACATCTCGCATAGCGTCGGCATTCAATCCAAGTTCACCATCAATTGAATTAACATCGACAAAAATACCTAATAGTTTATCAATAAAACTAGATTTTTTTATTAAAGCTTTTCTTTTAGTTTTACCATCAAACAAAGATTTAAGTACTTTATCAATATCCATTTCCACCAAATATCTATCTATAACTTCATCTATTTTCATAAAAACTCCTTAGAAATTACTCTTCACGTCATCGTCTTGTAACTCAAAAAATGGAACATGAAATTTCTCATCATCTTTTGTATTTATAACTTCTTTATGGTCATTATATACACGCCGAATCTCATTTTCGACAATATCTTCACGGACGACTTCTTTGACGGGGAGTTTGTCCTCTGGCACCAAACCAAATAACAACATTTTAAGTTTATCCCCAAATGTCAAGTTTAACTTTACATATTTCATCGTCTTGATTTGAATATACCTGTCTCCAACCCCTGTGCAATTCTTTGTTTTGCCCCTTTAAACTTTTGAACAAGATTGGTTCTTAATTTTTTACTAAAATCTTTAGACCATGTACTAACAATGACACTTTCTATATCCTCTAATGGCACTTCTATAGGGTTTTGTATATAATAAGCAGGGCTAAAGAAATACCTCCTAACCGCCGTCTGTAGATAGGGATATTGTCTCTTCACCCTCTCATAGGTGAACTGAAAACTTCCACCTGTAGTTTCCCATTCCCTGACCCATGACTTTGCAAATTGTCTGCGATGAGACCTATCTATATAAGTGAAATTTATTCCCTGAAAAAATCTCCACTCATGACCAGTGTTAGGATGTGTACCACTCAACGCATACATTAGAATTATCACAGGTTCTGGATCATTCGACCATGCCTGATATTTAAATTTATAGATATGACCAGAACGCCATGCGACATTCTGGAAATTCTTTCTCATGATTACCCTAATAGCCATTATAATTTCCCAAATAATTCCTTTTCCGTGATTATTTTAAATATCCAGCCCTTCTTAAAACAGTATACGTCGGCTGCTTTCCATTTAGCCTGATTAACCAACCAAGATTTGTTCTCAGTCATAATTGTCTTTCGAGATTTATTCTTGTTTTTTGTTGGTGGTTTTGTATACTTAAAGGGCTTGACCTCAATAAGATATATCTCATCATGTATTGTCTCAATCACATAATCAGGCCAATAGGTCTTGAAATGTGGTTTATTATTCTTGATGGGCTGAATGGGGTCTTGATATCTAATCGAAACCTCTTCGCTCGCCCAAGATTTGATGCCTCCTGAGTGATCAGCCCATCGACAGAATACCTCTTCCCAACCCGATCTACATATAATGGGTGGTTTGCCTTTATACTTCTCAGGGTATACAGGGACATACTTTGTACAACCTGATGTTATATGACTCTTAATAGAACGATTGTTCATTATTTATCGGCTTTGTCTTTTTTAGATCCTTTCTTGTGTTCCTCTTTTTCTTCTTTATCAGACTCAGAGTCTTCATGTTTTTTGGACTCACCCTCTTCCCCATCACCATCATCACCATCTTTCTTCTTTTTCGCTTCAATGGCCTTCTTCAATGCGGGTGGTAGTTCACCTTCGTTGGTTTTTTTCTCACCTTTGCCAGAAGTCCACTCTTTTTTAATCTCATCAAAGAATTTCTTCTTCTTTTCGTCATCAAGTTCAGAAGGTGAAGATATATTATATGCCTTCAACTTCTTTTTGAAAAATTTTTGGTACTCAGTTTCCTCGTTGATATCCTCAACAGTATAACCAACAAACATATCAATCTTATTCAATAAATCCATTTTATCCTCCAATAAGCCTCATTTTTTTATTTCACTATGAATCAGTTTATCTTGTAATTTTCTTATTCCTGTATCCATTTTTGATGTATCGTCATACCAACGTTTCAAAGTATCGTTGGATCTGTGAGTGTTTTAGTGTCAACATCCATATTCAACCCAATCGTTTTAATAGCCTTCCGATTTTACTAATTATATTATTCCTCCTTTACCTTGTAACCTTTCAGCATTATATTCATCAGGGTTTTGTTTTTTCCATTGTGACCAACCCTTTACGTATTTACCGCTTATAAGTAATATCCAAAACAAAGAATACACAATAGTTTTAGTTATATCCATGTCCTGCATTTTGAACAGTTTATCAATCTCTAACCAAACCGTTAATGCCGGATAAAATGCTAAGGTAGGAAATGCCTCTGTTTTAACTACATCCCACCAATGAGCAAGGTCTTCGTTAATCAATTCATCCGATTCTTTCAATCTTTCTTTTTTTAGTTGGTTTAGATTACGAAAATGTGTACCAAAGGCTTTGTTGATCAGAGATATAACCTGTTCTTCTATACCACTGGATATCGATGCATGCACAAACTTATCAAATTCATTTTTAAGGAAATTCTTTGACTTTGAAAAATCCATTTTTTTTAAAAATGATTTGGATTTATCTATCATATTTTCGTTTAAAATAAATGTACCAAATTTCATATATTAACTCCTCACTCTACCAGTTAAGTGTATTTATGTTTTTATAAATACATATGAACATTATATATTAAACGGAGGATTTTATAATATGGCCGACTTAGGAAAAAACGGTTATCAAGGAACGGGATACACAGAACCATTCATTACATCTATCCCTATAACATTAAACACTAAACTTGATTCGTTGGACTATGATGGATTAGGTGTAGGTATAGTATCAATAGACAACACTGAATGGAAAAACTCAGGATTATTTCTAAGAGTTGATACGGGTGTTATAGCAGGAACAACATTCACTGCAAATTTTGTGAATTTTGATACCAGAATGGACACCGGTTTTACTGGTATAGGTCGATTTGTTATCACTGACGGCTCTAATGTTGCAACAGTAACTTCAATATACAGAAACAACAAAACAGGCGTGTATGATATAACAGTTGATAGTAATTTGACAGTTACTGATGGACAATCATGCCCTGTAGTCGGTCGTAAACCTGATATAGGGGCTGATTCGGTAATATCAGCATCAAGAAATTATATAGCAGGGGAAAAGGTACTAGAGAGTTACGCTTTAGAGGCATAATGAAATATATAATATCAATAATTAGTGTATTACTCTTTATATTAATACCGAGTTGTGATGTATCTAATCCAACACCTCTGGATATTAGAAAAGGAGATCCTTTATATAAACAAAGAATTGAACAGTTTGGGTCAAATACCCCAATTAATTTTGAGATAATAATACCCGAGCATAGACTAATAGTAAGAAAAGATTTCATTAATACTGGATATTTTTTCTTTTCTGGTGTTGATAATAGACAAACAATTATAGTGCATAGCTTACTAGACTTTGAAGTAACAGGTCATGAATATGTACATATGGTTCTATACAATTATTATGGTAAAGAAAAATATAACGACTTAATAAACAAAGGAAAGTTATATAAATGAGGTTTGATAGATATTTAAATGAATTTTCACGTGAACGTTATGGTAAAGGTATTACCTTTGTTGATATCGACGAAACTATATTCAAGACCTTTGCTAAAGTATTAGTAAAAAAGAACGGTAAAGTTGTACGGGAGTTAACCAATACAGAATATAATAGCTATAAATTAAAAGATGGTGAAGAGTACGACTTTCATCAATTTCGTAGTGCTAAGATATTTAGGGAAACGAGTATACCTATACCAAAAACATTCACCAGAATTAGAAATATGATTGCTAAAATCAAAGAAATGGACTCTGGTAGTAAGATTATTTTTCTCACAGCAAGAGCATCATTTAATGATATGGATGAATTTAAGAAAACGTTTATTCAAAATGGTGTCAATATCGATGGTAAGATTGTTGACGTTGAAATGTCAGGTGATGAGTGGAAGCCCGGAAAAACGATTGATGGTGTTAAAAAAAATGTCATGTTAAGGTATATAAAAACCGGGGAATTCAGACGTGTTCGATTAATAGATGATCACAAACCTAACCTTAAAGCATTGAAGGATATAGAAAAGAATCTTTCCAAGGACATAGAAGATAAGGTTATAAATAAATACAATTTGGATATAACAACAGAAAAAATACCACCTATTAGTTTCTATACGTTATGGATCGACGATAAGGGAGACTTACACCTAATATGAGAGGATATTATGAAGTTTAGCAACTATTTAACCGAGGCTAACCGCCGTAAAATATATTTTGCACATCCACGTGCATTTTATGACAAACCAGAAGAAAAAAAATCCATCAACATCATAACAGAAAAATTTCCAGAATTTATTATTGTTAATCCCAATGTTAACTGGATACAAGGTCGAGTTGATGATATGGGGTTTGATATATTCTTTAAAGTTATTGATACAGTTGAACATGTATGTGCTATGACATTTAAAGACGGTAAAATGGGTAATGGTACATGGCGTGAATGTGAATATGCTGATAAAAATGGAAAAGATATTTATATTGTAAATCCTTGGAAGGACACTATCGAATTAACCAGTAAAAACTCAATAAAATGGCTGACCCCAGAAGAAACGTATGAGCGCATTCCCAAAAAAGAACAAAGTAAATGGAAGATGTACGAAGATAAATCAGGAATCTGACATGTAAATGATGTCATATAATCCTGATTGATAGTTATATTAATACAGTAGAAGGAGATTATAATTAATGGATATTTTAAACAAAATTAATCAGAGACTATACACCCATGAGGAATATAGAGACATGGAGATTGTATTAGAAATATCAATGATACTTGATGATAGCGCGAATATGAACGAGGCATTCGATCTCAATACCCTTAAAAAAGGGGCTGGTGCCTTACTTAAAAGTATAGGTGGAGGGGCACATAAATCAGGTGACGGTCTTATTCAGGTCGCACTCAAATCTGGAAAGTTAATGGCAGAATTTATCTGGCACACACTTCGGGCTGCTGCTGGTAATGAAGATTCAAAAGTTCGAATGAAAGAATTAGCCAACACCCAAATAACAAAAGAACAGGTTTTGGATTTTCTTCTAAAACTTGATATGGCAACCCTTCATCTAGTATCGGGACCCTTACATCTCATAGACGCTGTTACTGGATGGCATATATGGGCACACATAAAAACCAAAAGTGAAGATATGTTAACTAAAGCTAAAAATGCCATAACCAACCTAACAGATGCGGCAAAAGAGGCAGGCGATGAAGTTAAGAATAAATTAAAGCAATTGATGCATGGCATAGCAAGATTATTCGGTCTTGATGATTTGCAGTCAGTAATTAAATCTATATAAAGGAGTGAAATGATGAATTATATCAAATATGTAATAAGCTTTATCATGATCTTTTTATTAGTTGGATGTGGTACGAATTTCAATGATGTTCAGATGAAAAAAATAGAATTTGACCAAAAAAGAATAGAGGCGATACAAGCAATCGAAGAAGCAAAAGCCGCCGCACCAAAACCACAACCATCACAACTCGATGGTAAATACTCAAGTGCAGGTTTTCTTGTAGAAACCGATGATGAAGGTAAATTAAAAACAGTATTTATCGGTCAAGGAATTATCAACAAAGCAGACAAAACCGCAGAAATAACAGGCTTACATGCTATAGCATCCACAAATGGATATTCCCCTGTAGAGTCTTCTGTGGTAAAAGAGGGATTTGGTGTCGTAAAAGATATAGCACGATTCACTTTAATGGGGTTTGCTGTGGATAGGGTTACAGGAGCTATGGGAACCAGATCTACTGTATACACTGCTGGAGGAGATCAAGCGGTTAACAATGGTGTTAATGGTGTAGCAACGACATCTACATCTCCTATTGCTGATAGCTATAATAATCAAAGTGATAACAGCAATCAAGGAAATGATTTGTCTGATAACAGTAATAACAGCAATCAAGGAAATGATTTGTCTGATAACAGTAATAACAGCAATCAAGGAAATGATTTGTCTGATAACAGTGATAACAGCAATAACAGCGATAATCGTAACGATTATGAAAATCAAACAGCAACACCAACAGTCGTTAATCCTGTTGTGGTTGATCCTGTTGTGGTTGATCCTGTGATTGTTAATCCTATACCGGCACTACCATAAGAGGATATCATGGATATATTGGAAAGGATTAGTACATACATAGGGGAAGAAATATCTGGTACACCTACAGGAATTTCAACCGGAACAACTACCGGGGATGTTGCTAAATTACAGACACGTAATAACATCATCAATAAAAAGAAAAAGAAAAGTGATGATGATGATTCAGAAGAGTCTGTAAAAAGTAAATCAAAACCCGTGAAAAGTGGTAGTGTCGCAGTATCAACCGTAGCACCTCGATAAAATTAAATGCCCCTGTTTACATGAGTTCTGTTTACAGGGGCATTTAATTATAATATAATGTAATACATGAAAAAATTATTAAAAATCATAAAAAATAATTGGGGAGTGACATACAACACTCTTGATATGGAAACTCCCCTTATTACTCTATCAGAACAAATTGCGATGGTCTCTGAAAACTCCACCTTAGAAGAAGTTTATAAAATGTATGTAGGTAATCCTAGCATACATTTACCCGGTCTAATAGCATTTTATATTATTGATGAGTTAGGTATAGATGCTGAAAAAGTCAATGTTAACATGAAGTTATCCCATATAATCTCCCTCTAATTATAAAAAATATATTCATATTTTTATAAATAAAAATAAGACCCTTTTGGGTAAAAATAATATTAATATAATATGGAGGAAATATTATGTCTTTAGGTCAACAATCAAATCGTCCCGTAACACCTTTTGTGTTTACAATCACCACTATCGTTGGTGAACCAACTAGCTTAGGCGCAACCGTTGATAATGCTGGCGGAGTACTTGTAGAAGGTGTTTATGATAATAGTGGTTTAGGTTATGCAACAACAACCGATGGTGGTGGTACTGGCTGTACTGTATCTCTGGAAGTTACCGCAGGTCTTGTCCCAACACTGAGTATCGTAACAAAAGGTATTGGATATGCTGTAGGAGATTCAATCACTCTCGCAGAATCTTTGGATTTTTCTGATGCAGACACAGGAACTATCGACAGTACCGTATCATCTGTCACTGGTGCGGTTAATACAGTTACTGTTACTGATGGTGGAACTGGTTGGTTAACAGGAGATATCATTTCTGTTAATGAACTTGAATCGGATCTTGTTGGTACCGGTCTTACTGGTACAGTAACAGCGAACGCTGGAGTGGTTTCTGGATTTACCGTTGTTAATGCCGGTATCAATTATGTTGATGGTGATACTGAAACAATCTCGTATATAGGAACAGGTGAAGTTGGAATTCCGTCCACAGATTATGTTAATCATAATCTATATGAATTGGGTGGGGTAGTTACGGAATATACAAACGCAGATTTGTCACCCAACACAACATCTTCATATACTCCTAGTGGATCATATACAATTCCACCTTATACCACAGATAATACTCCTACAATCAAAACCGTCAGAAAACCTGATATGGCTCAATTGTCTGTTCAGAAAAAAACGGTTGCTATTGTAAACGGGAATGTTACTGTATATGCAGAACCAACAATTGTCGATAAAAATGGATATGTAGTTGGAAATACCGTTCGCGCAGAAGATATCGTGGACAAATCACGCTGTCAGGCAAACGGATTTTTCTGGAATCCGGGAACAAACAACACAGGTGATGCTAATCAAGGTGATTATGGATATTGTCAAGATCTCCCTGTTACATTTGACCCTGTTGCTCTTGGATCAACCGATGACCAAGCCGGATGTAATGCAATTTCAGGTCTGACTGTTAATGAGTATGTTTCGGGTGGCGGTGTTTGCACCCTAGTCGCGGCATCCGACGACGACTGCCCTGTTGGATATAAATTTGATGGTGGAACTGGTTGCACAAAGTATACTGCGGCAGAAGTTAATGCTTTGACTCAATCATCCACCCAAATCAAACGTGATGAATGTATAGCATCAGGTAATCATTGGGAGCCTAAAGCAGTTGCTGGTTCGGAGTGTATTGATGCAAGTACGCCGGGTAATTTTAGTCTTGTTAATTTTAACTATAATACCACGTCATCCGCTCTCCAATACGCAGAGTTGACATGTAAACAATACGGTCACCGTTGGAATTCAGGTCTTCGTACATGTATTGCCGATTCTGATCACAGTGTCCTTACCACAAAGGCAGACTGTATATCAGCAGGTCATGTATGGATTGCCGGTGCATGTTATGATGGCGCTGATTTTGGTGATGGACATAACCGCGAAGGATCCTTTCAACAAGATCCTACCGTAGTTTTTAAATAAAACATTATAATATAATGTAATACAATAGGGGTGGTCTTCGGGTCACCCCTATTTTTTTATAAATAACATTAAATACCAATCATAACATTAGGGGTCTTATCATGCGTTTTGAAAGTTATATTACAGAAAAACAAATTATCGTTGGCGGGGGAAAGTCATACGGTCAAATTGTTTTTCTCGCTGGAGGTGCCGGGAGCGGAAAGGGATTCTCCTCGTCCAATTTCATGGAAAAAAACAAGTTTAAGGTCAGAGATGTGGATGAATTAAAAAAAATGGCAGTTAAAATATCAAAGCTAAAGAAAGAAAATCCTGAAATTGCTAATACAGTTTGGAGTAATCCAGATGACATTAAAAGATTACATCAATTTGTAAAAGATAAAGGGTGGAAAGACGAAACTCTTGAATTACTTCTAGCAGGCGCATCAAAAAATAATCTACCTAATATAATGTTTGATGTAACGTTGAAAGATATAAATGATATAACTGAAATTATACCTCAATTATTAGAAGTGGGATATAAACCAAAAGATGTTCATTTAACATGGGTGCTGACAGACTTCTATGTAGCAGTGGAACAAAATAAAACACGGGAAAGAAGGGTTCCTTATGATATTATGCTAAAAACTCATTCTGGAGCCGCAAATACAGTTACGGATATATTAAGACATAAATATAACATTATAGGAACTCATATAGATGGTGATATAAATATTATTCTTGGTGGTAACAAAAACACCGTGTATATGACAACAGGTGATACCAAAGAGACGATGAAGGGTAAAAATAAGTACATACAACAACCCGGAGAAAGAATAGAACAAATAGGAAAATACAGCAAAGATAAGACCTTTATAATCAAAAGCTTTAAATATATAAACGTTAAGGAGTCAGGTAAACCCATGAAATCAAGTAAAGATTTCGAAAATGAAATGTTGAATTGGGATGACCTGAGAGACTTTATAAAAAATAATATTCCAAAAACGTCAGATACCGTAAATATTCGTAGACGTAAGAGGGTATAATGTGTATAATGTCAGTGAAGGGAGACATTGACTATGATGAAAAAAGAACCTGTCCATGAAGTGCTAGGAAACGAATTCGGTCTCTTATACAAAGAGAAAATCAAGGATAATCTATGGGTTAAAATTTATCGCTTTAGCCCGTATGAGTACCACCGCATCGTTGATGATGATGGCTTTATTCTCGAAGAAGGTCGCCTTGAGATAATCCATGATTACAAAAAATATGTGAATGATATTAAAATGAATTATTTGTAGATAATATATAAATATGTTTATATTACATTAAGGATATTAATTTTTTATGAAATTTCAGCAATATTTAAACGAACGTGAATTTAATATATTAGGATTTATATATCTAACTAATGAAATTAATGAAGTTTCTGATGAGTTTTTAGCTTCACTTCAAAAACTCGGTCAAAAGATGGGCATAAAAGTCCGTAAATCAAAAACATTTCAAGAGCAATTAGGTAAAGCTGGTAAAGGTGTTCTCCATTTAATGAAATTAATACTGGATTATTCCGTACACGCTGACATCTTAGATAAAGAACCTTTATTACAGCTGGAAAAAGATATTAAATTACAGTTCAGTAAAGTTCAAAAAGAAGATATAATTTCTTTTATTGTTAATATAGATAAAACGTTTCTGGGTATAACTTCTATACCACGACACATTATGCAAAATATACTAGGAATATCCATATCAACTTATGATAATTTCCAATCAAACCATGACTATGTATATAAAAACATGACTAAAATTATCGCCACTCTTCATGCCATGGGTGATACTGATAACGAGGAGTTAGCCAAAAACTTTTGAAAAATGTTACGGGGAAAGAATCATGATATATGGTAAATTCACTATATACATGTTATTAGCTATATGCTTAATAATCGGATTGGAACATTTAGGTGTTTTTGAAAAAATATCCAAATCACCTACCTATGGATGGATCATAAATGATCAGACCAACCCATATCTCACTGATGAAGATAAAATGAAATCATGGGGGTATAACGACACCCATTGGGGGGATTATCAAAGTAAGTTCGCAATGGAGCCAGACGGAAGATTAAGACCTTTAACAGTCCTTACGCCAGAAGAGATGAAAATACAAGAGGATCAAGGATGTACATCTTGTCATGACTGATAAAACTTTGAGAAGGCTTTTTTAAGAAGCCCTCTCAATTAAATAATTAAAGTGCAATAACAAATGCAACTAGCAAAACTACCACTGCAATAATCAAATATGATCTACGAATTTTTTCTGATTTAATATCCAACCAATCAAGAGCATCTTTTCCAAAAGTGATCATCTTATCAGTTATTTTATCAGTTAATTTTTTTATATCAAATTCCATTTTTTCTCCTTTGTGTTTTTTTTTATCGTTTCTTTTATTTATCTAAAATGCACTAATGATACTAAAAAGGGTATATATGAATTAAAATTCATATATACCCTTATATATAATTATATTTCCCTTTGGTGGATAACCTTAGTCTAACATGAAAAAATGTATATGTCAACCTCCCTTTAATTTTTATTTGGTGTGGTCTTTACTTTGACCAAAACGAGACCTTCCTCTGGGATGATATGAGTTAAGGGGAGAATGAGGAACATTAAAACCATCAATACTTCAAACATAAAAAACTCCTTGTGTTAGGGATAATTACAACTGAACTTTAAAGAGAGAGGTAGAGTTTTGTGGTGCTTTCAAATACAGGTTTAAGTTGATCAAAATATATACCCTTACATTCTTTCTTAATGGTGTATTTAGTACCGAAAACTTTACCAATTTCAACATCATACTCATCAAGGGGGGTGAGGGTTACTTTAATGTAATTGGCAATTTTTGAACCCTTGAATCGGAACGAAACTCCTGCGCCACAATCGATGAAATTATAAGCACCCACCATACATTTGAGACAACCAAACCCACCCATTTGCTCAGCTATTGTCTTTGCGATTAAAGGATTTTTCATCTAAAACTCCTATTATGTTTTGTCACGCAAGCCCTTGATACATACACATAATACACCTGATGAATTTTATAGTCAATGATTATTTTTGTGTTGACTTTGTGTTTATACCATGATACTGTTATTAGTAACTCAAACGAAAGGATATTTGTATGGATAGACGAGTTGTTCATTATTCAGAAATAGATCCACGGACGTATGACGAGCATACATCAATCAAAACTTTATGTAACCGTGAGATGACGCCTAGATATCGGTTCACAAAAGTCACTGATCGCGTAACATGTACCATTTGTAAATCAAAATTAAATAAACTTAGTATGAATGTGGGTCAGCCTAATGGGGAAAAATTAATTATCACTAAACTCTCTGATGTCGGTTCTTGTGGTGACGAGATTCATGATTCTTATCTATCACGACTAGGTATTTGTTGACAACCGTGAAATATAGATGTATTATATATTTGTTGGTGACGAAAACCCCTTGAGAAAGGAAAAAAAAGATGACCCCCGAATTTAAAAAGTCTTTTGATCTGTATCTCCAAGGATGTAAAGATATTTTTGATCAATATTGGGAAAATAACGGTTTCATCCACGAAAAGAGTGTCTTTGATTATAAAGTTGGTCACAGGTACGTCAAAGTTATCAATGGTTCGAGTGTTCATTCTTTTGTTGATATGACCAACGGTAATGTTCTTAAGCCAGCGGGCTGGTCGAAACCCGCGAAACATTCAAGGGGAAACATTTTTGATGAGAAGAATGGTCTTGCGACTATGGGTCCTTACGGTCCAGCCTACCTTCGGTAAAAATACCAAACAAATCTAACATAAGGAGATTTATAATGAAGAACGCTCTATACAATTGTGCCGCTGACATTGTGTTTTATTTTTCTTATTACTACCAATACATTCCGTATCTTCCGATGTTCTTTTAAAAAGAAACACCAATGGATTTTAAATTAAAAAGGAATTATTATGTCATTTAAATATGAAGTTAAAACAAGTGAAACTGTTGAACCGGATGAGACTGTAGAAAATTCTACAGAACTTTATAGTGGAAATATTTTATGGATTATGTTATTTATTTTGGCTATCATTAAAATTACCGGTATAGCAGACATTAGCTGGGTTATTGTATTAGCACCTATATGGATTCCGTTGTCGGTAGTCCTTGGATCATTGTTAGTATTGCTATCAATTATCCTTCTGTTTGTTGTCGTATTGTTAATTGTTTACGGTATTATGCTGGTAGTAGATAAATTTAATCATGACTAACAGAACAATTGATCCTAAAAAAATTATACTGGTTATGATACCCAAAAAATGTGATAAATGTGAACATACACAGCATGCATTTTTTGTAAATAAGGAATCGTTTGATGAGTGGAGTTGTCCTGTATGTGAGGGTAGACTTGATCCTTACGAAAATCTGGACATGGATGGTAATATCCCTGCCACAAAAGGTTAAAAATAATTATTGAGTTTAATGATGTTAACAAAAATCACGAGGTTCTGATTATAAACGGGTAAATGAAAAAGTTGAAATTTTTAATATAGGTATCACTCAATGAATCTGAAAATGAATAAGAAAACAATCAACAAAATTTCAGAACTAGTGGAATCCATTCGTTCTACCACGACTGATAAAAAAGTTATAAATATGACTATGATTGTTGAAAAATGCATCGATATCGTTGATGATCTGCAGGAAGATAACTTATTTCTACTAGAAGAAAATGAACGATTGAGGTTTGAGTTACAAGACAAGCGATTCGAAACAAATCAAAGTCGAGGTGGGAGACGGGGGTTTTCATGAAAGTTGGAGATTTCTTTTATTCAGAAAAGTTCATAGGGTGTATTGTTGAAGATCTTAACAATGGTCTATTCGGAGTAACCTTTAATTCACGTGATGGTAGAGAATATAATTATAACAGTGTTTCTATGGCTGTCGTTGAGTCAATGATTGATCAAAAGGAGTGGTTTACCGGGACAGACCCTTTCAGGGGGTGTTAATTTTGTGAATTCGGTTAAACAATTTCATAATGAATACAATTGGTTAAGTAATTTTTATGAAAATCCGGTGACTTATAAAGGGTTAACATATTCTTCATCTGAGACCGCATATCAAGCACATAAGTCTTTGGATATAAAATTACACCAAGAATTTGTTAAATTGAGTCCCAAAGAATCAAAGAAGCTTGGTCAGAAAATAAAAAAGCGTGACGATTGGGACAAAATAAAAGTTTCTGTTATGTATGATATTATTGTCGAGAAATTCAGTGATAAGATATTACGCGAAAAATTATTGAATACAGGTGATGATAGACTGATCGAAGGTAACTGGTGGCATGACTGCTATTGGGGTCATTGTTACTGCGTTAATTGTATCGGTTATACCAAAAATAATTTTCTTGGTAAAATTTTGATGTTGATACGAGAAAGAATACGATCCCATTACATCAAATAATAATAATATCGTCACCCTTCCGTTTTATAACCCTGATCATTTACTGGTCAGGGTTTTTGTGTATTTATTTTTTTCATAAATATACATAAGACATAGTTCTTTATATTACAGGAGGCGCACTTGTATGGCCCGATTAAATAACTTATATACAAAATATAAAAAAACAACACTTCATCCAATGTATGGTGATTGGACGATTGTTGATGTGAATGGTGACGGTGATTATGTGTCGGTT